TCTTTACTCCTTTGCCAGCAACAGATGTTCCTTTTAGAAATGGGTCAAATGCAATTTCTGTAGAAAAGTTAAGAAGACCAGATGCAACAGAACCGATACCCATGCTTGTATCACCAAGAGTTTTCCATCCAGTAACTCTTGCTGTTTCTTGTATTATTTCTCGACCAAAATTATAGTGTTCTTGTCCTACTGCAGATTCTGCATATTTAGCATCTGCTTTAATTTTCTTACTAACGGCATCAAAAGCACCAGCCTTAGCAGCAGTGCGTTCTAGATTTCCTGTTAAAGCCATACCAGCAGTAAAGCCAGCCAATGCTCCAGGGATAGCACCAACACCTGCAAATGGTGCGCCAGCAATAGCACCGCCAACTGCACCAGCAACGCCTCCACCAATCATCAATAGACCAGATAGAACACCATTAATTATATTGTCATCGCCAACTGCGCGTACAAATGCATAATTAGAACGTATGCTTTGTTGACCAGCAGTAAGAACTTTACCTAGTTTACCATCAGTCTTTTCATCTAGCATAATAATTGGCTTGCCAATAAAACCCATTACATTGCCAAGAATATCCATTGTTTTGGCACGAACAGTTTCAACTTTTTGATTTGCTGATGTACTCTCACGTAGAACATACGAATTTTTCTTCGTCACAGTTTTAGCAACGTCTAATGTAACACCAAAAGGCACGCGCCCATTCTTTGCTGGGACTGCATTTGCTTGTACATCGTTGCCTATGGATTTTTGAATATTACCAATGTAATCCCATAGACTCATAGAATGGTCCTTAGGTAATTCACGTAGTCCTTGGTAGCCTGTGATGTGTCTACTTCTTGCGCCCATGCTTCAATCATTGGGAAATATTGACGAACCATATCCATATCAGGGTCATTTGGACCATCATTTTGCCCAGGCATCGTTAATGCTTCTGTTCCTGGCCCTGGTCCTGCGTTTGCTCCTGCAGTTACAGGCTCATTTGGACGCATTGTTGGCTGGTCTAGTCCTACAACTTCACCCATAGGGCTTATTTGAGGCCCCTGTGGGGTTGCTGACGGCCCTGCCATAGGAGCACCAGCCTGTTGAGCCATTGTAGCCTGTCCTTGGCCATATGCCATACCTGGAATATACTTAGGTGCTTGCGTGCCACGACCAGATTGACCGTTGCCGCCTGTTGCTGAGATGTTAGCAGGATTATTCTGCGGAGCAGTAGGGCGAGGACCGCCACTATTCTGATTTCCAGCCATTATTTCTCCTTGCTATCATATTGAGTAAAAATGTGAATTGGTTCTGAACAATACATATCGTATTCGATTGCAATGGCGATAGCCTTGCGAATCATTCTTTCTGCTTGTGCCACTGTTGTTACTTTTTGAATACCCATCGCTGCCAATGCGCCGAGGGCGACATCGCCACCAGAACCCATGACGTATATATTACGAACATCGGTATCCCAACTATAATCCTCAGAAACCGAAAAGACTTGCCCTTTAACTGAGACAAGAAACCCTCCGTCATGCTGTGCAACATCGCCGTCCTCTTTCATGTCAATACCAGCATCGGCAAAGTGCTTACGCATCTGTGGGATAAACTTCTGTGCCATATAAGACTTTAAATCTTCTTTAAGTGTTGGCTTAGGTTGTACATAACCATAATGCAACACGTTACTAGCGCGTGATGAACCACAGCCACCGATTAGGATACTGTTGTTATCAACAATCTTTGGAGTCTTTGAAACCTGAAAGCGACCATTCTCATCACTGAGACGTGAGTCACAGCCCATTACGGACCAGCCATCGCCTTGTATCGCTACTAAAGTTGTCATTGTCCCCTACTTGGTTATCTACGTGCTACTGTACGTACCGTTGCGTTTCCTTGTCCTTGACCAGTTAGGCTAGAGAGTAAACTCTGAACACTAGGTGGTGCTTGCGGTGGCATCTGTGGCATCTCTCCTGGCATTCCCTCTTGTGGAGGCATACCTTCTGGAGAGCCTCCTACTGGAGAACCAGGGGGAACAGGGGACGGTTGCTCAACCGATGGAACCCCAGCAGGAGGAACTTGTGGTTCTGGGGCAAATGTTGCCTCAATAGCGTCTTCCAGTGCCTGTCCCTTTTGGCGTGCCTTAATAACGTTAGCAATCTTGCGTACAACTTCGCTTGCGTCTTGTCCCTGTGTTGCCATTTGTGGGATTGCCTGTGTATAAGCAGTTAGTGAGCCAAGAAGCGCATCACGCATCTTCTCAACTTCAATCTTTTCTAGTTCTTGTGATACGTTTACAGTGAATGGTAGTTCACGCATAGCCATGTCCTTGGAGATTAATCCACCACCAAGGGCTTGTAGCATGAAGATAAGACCCTGTGCTGGGTTAAGACCAGCGAGCATACCATAACGAACATCTGCAGAGTAGTCACCCTTGAGGTCCTTCTTGGGTGAGTATGTAATCTCATAAGGAGAACCTGAGTCCACACCACGAATTGTCTTCTCGCCTGGGTAGATAAGTTCGTCAACTTCAAAACATAGGGTAATAACATCACGAAGTGCTGCAGCAAAGATTGCCTGTGCTGACTTAACCTGTGTGTCAAAGGCCCCCATAAGGGCCTGTACGCCTTGACCAGTAACGATTGATGCATTAACGTTACCTGTACGTCCTTCTGGGTAACGAGCACCAACACGCAGTTCCTGGTTGAGCAGATTCTGCTCTGTGAACGCGCCTTGAGGAATATTAAGTTCTACGCGACGTACGCCCGCTGGGTTGGCTGTACGAATAACAGCATCTCCACCAAGTTGCAGTTCCTGCACATCGTTAGGAAGTACGATAGGAGCCTGTACGCTCTTCTCTGCTGCTTCCATGGCAAGCAACGCGAAGCGGTTGCGTAGTAATTGAATACCAATAATGTCATCAAACTGTCCACGTAGTTCACCATCGATGGATGGCTTACGTGCAACAACAATCATCATCTTGCCAAGAGGGTTCTTAGCCTGTGAAAGGACTAGGTTCTGTCTTGTTGGGATGTAGATGATTGATTGGTCTTTGTCGTAGTAGCGAATCATCTCAACTTGTGAGTTGAGGTCCTGGTATAGCGTTTCGCAAAGGCTACACAGCGTCCGTAGCGGTCAAATTCTGGGTAAGCACCCAGCGGGTTTTCTAGTCGGATGCGTGGTAACTTTGTTTCTTCATCCAGTTCAATTACGAACGGGAGGAATCCATATGTTAAATACCAGTCAGCACCAGAATACATCTGGACTGCTAGGTCTGCATGTTGGAAATAGTTAGATGCGATGCGGGTGCGCTTGTCTGCAAAGGCACGGGCGCGGTCGTTTACTGAGTTGGCTGCAGAGCAGTTAACGGCTGGTAGCGGAGCCATAACCTCAGATAGGTCACGGGCTACAATATCGATAAAGTTGGCTACTACGTTGGCATCTACGCCATCTGGGAAGAAGTCTGGGTATACTTCTGAAATCTTACCCTTACGGACAGCAAGAACATCAAGGTTACGAGAATCTCTCTCGCTGTTACGATAGCGTAGAGAGTTAACTCTTGCTGCTACCTGTTGCATTGATAATGCCATTGTTGTCCTATCCGTAGTTTTCTACCCATTGTTCGGCAAATGCCTCATCAAGGTTAAGAGATGTTCTATTAGAGCGTTGTGCTCTAGTTGCCCAGCGATTGTTCTGGTACTGACCCACTCGACTTGACTGCTGCATCAGTTCGCGTATGCGAATGATTGCAAACCAGAGTGCCATAACGCAGTCGGTTGGGTTTCTAGTATCTGGCTTCCAGGTAATTAGTTCCTGTACCAGGGTCTTGAGTCCCTCAGAACCTTCGTTAGAAGGTAATTCAATAAGGTTGTTGTCTTGAAAGCGACCATCGCGCATAGTCCCGAATAAGGTTGCCATAGAAGCAACACCGAAGCCAACATCCCACTTGTTTTTACCAGTGAAATGGGGATTGAGCGTACAACCATACTGAGCCAGGAACTGGCGTAGGTTGTCATCCAGGGCGTAAGCCTTCTGGTGAGCGTTAATTTCAATACGCAGTTCTTGTGGCCTGTACTTTTCCACCCATTCTTCAATGAGCGTCTGAATCTTTTGAGGAGTTGTATCTGTCATGTTGATACAATCAAGTATGTAAATCTTTGAATCTGCGCGGTTGTATGTAACCACTACTGCACCTGTAGCACCTGACATAGCAGGGTCAAGGCCGATAACGGTAAACATAGAATCTGTACTTCTAGGATGTCCAGGCACTCCTGCCTTTAGAGGACCTCGCTTACGCATTCCGTTGACGGAACCTGCGATACAAGCGGGTTGGAAGATGGAGTCTTCCATGACATCTTCTTGTTGGTAAACCATGGCCCATACAGACGGAGCGACCTCAGAGCGACGCTTAAAGAGAGAAGGTCCGTCCCACTTGGGATAAAGTCCGTCCTCGAATTGCTCATCTAAGTCGTTCTCCTGGATGTTGGTCTTAGGCCATAACGTTTTCCAGTTCTCAGGCTTCTCATCGAATTCAAGAACGGCAGGCATCGCACAATAGGTAAACGGTGTCTTACCGCCAGTCCATTGGTCACCACTACGTATCATCTTATATAAATCTATGGGAGCGACACGGGTTCCTACTATTAGTAGTTTTCCGTGCCGTCCCAGACGCGTGATAACTTCCTTTTGAAGCCATTCAATTTGCTTCTCCCATTCATGGGCATTTGAGTTCATCACAACATCGTCTAGGATAATCAGGTCGGCACGTGCTCCGTAAATCTGGCTACCGAAGCCGAGGGCTTGTACGGTAGGGTCCTTTTCTCCAGAGTCTCGACCTGTTCCTAAATATATCATATCAGCAGACCATTGGGTTGCATCTGCTTTGTAGCCACCATTAGGGCCGAAGGCCGTTTGTAGTTTCATGTAGGCTGGGTGGGATAGCCTTGTCTTAATCGCCCCAAGGAACTTGCGGGCCATGCCTTGAGTCTTGGATACGATAATGACTCGGGCATTGGGATTGGTGACGATTGTATAAAGAGTGTAGTTGGTGGTGATGGTTGTGGACTTGGCGTGCTCGGGTGGCACGTTAATCAACACACGCTTTGGGTCACCAGGTTCGTAGGTCATACCAGAAGGTTGCCATCTTGGTTCACGACCTTCGA